GAAACCCCTTTCTCACACTATATGGTAATACAATACTGTATATTTTAATAGTATGTCCTTCGTGAAAGGGCTCCTTAATATTTTGATTACCAACTTATGTCATCAAAGCTATCAAAACAATCGTCAATAATTGTTTCTTCTTCTTCCTTAGGTGTAAATTGGCACTCACGGTTATCGAAGTAGTCTATAATACTATTTTTATCGGCTAAGAACCATTCCTTGCATATATGCATGTAAACTAAAATGGCACTATCTATGATACTGTTTTTATTCTTTTTATATTTATTATTCTCAAATATACTTATCAACCTGTTACCTTTCTCTATATATAACGGGTCAATGTCTTGTATATCTGTTTCTGTGATATATTTAATAAATTCTGAAACATCCATTATATTAGATGCTTCATCTAATACCACAGCCATATTAACAGCATATGCCTCTGATTCAAGTACTTCATCATGGAATTTATAAAGTATTTCCTCATTTTGTTCAGTTATCTCGAATAATTTCTCATAACCATAAAGATTTTCCTTTATGTCTTTTAGAGTCAATTCCTTCTGAAGCGACTTATACAAGAAGCTCTTATTGAAATCAAGACCTTGTGCATCATATAATTCTTTTTGAAGTCTTATACTAGCTTGAGTGTTACTTATAGTCTCATTAACACTTTTTAATAGGTACTCAGTTTTATCTTTCGTACTTTTCAAAGTGACTAGATGTCTTTCTATCTTTTCATTCTCTGTCTTACTTATAGTGTATTTAAGTCCAATAGATAATATTTTCATAGAACAATATATCTTAAACATAGTCTTATTATATAATTCTACATCATAATCAGGTATATCTATTACACTTGAGTAAAAGTTGTTTGATTCTATCAATCCACCATAGTAAGATAAATTACAGCAATTATCTTTTAAAACAGTTCTATAGTTTATTTTATCTATAAGGCCCTCTGGTATTGGTAAACTAAGTATATCAATATACTCATATATATACTCTTCATTAGGTAGTATTATCTCTAATGCATTTCTATCCATGAAATTATCAAACTCAGTCGATTCCCAAAAGGCATCTAATGAATCATCTTCTATAGTATATTCTGGAAACTCTAGAGCATCCGCGTTCTTCAAATCCCTCAAGACGTCGTAAATATATTTCGGATTATTATTAATCTTAGATATTAATCTTGATGATATCCCAGATACCCTCAATCCCCTACAGAACGTTCTTTTTGCAAATTCCGCTCTATTTATATTATATTCAGGGTTTGGATGACCTTTAATATATCTAAAACCTTTGTGTGTGTGACAAGTCACATTGATTCTAGCTGCTCCTTCCGGATACAAGTACAGCATTCTACTTCCTTTAAAAGAACAAACGAAGTCATCTCCTAGTACTTTATATCTTTTGTGATATGGTCTTTTATCTGGGTGTGTTTTACCTCCACTCCTTTCCTCATACTCTCTATCTTCTATATAGTATAATATGTTAACTAATAAATGATGAGTTAATGCAAAACTTGGGAATGATGATAAAAACCCTTGAGCCTGTCCGTTGTAGAATTTGTGTCTACTACCGTCCATAAACTTGATTTCTATTTTCATCAATTTAACCCATTCTGTAACTAACTCTGGTTTGTCATAGAATACAAAATTCTTTAAGACCCACTCTTGGAATCCTAAATCCATATTATCCGTACATTTGGATAAATCAAACGATGCATGATTGTATTCTTCTTGCATAGTTAACCTTCTAGAGAATATAATTCCTTTCTCTTGTTTTATAGTACAGTCTGCTTTCATCCCAGACAT